CCCTTTTTATCCAGTTCCTTAATGCGTCTTCCGAGTTCATAAACTGCATCCGGATATTTTCCTTTTTGGGTGACTTTATTCCAATCGGGTTTCAATCCGCCTAGTGCGCGGAAATAGGCTTTGTTTGTTTCTTTGGTGAATGCACTTTTCCCAGAAGATAAAACTTTGGACACGGCCCCCACGAGGCCACCGGCCACTCCACCAAATCCAGCACCCGCATAAATGTGGTCAGCAAGCAATGGGCGTTTCTCCGGATCATCAAGGATGTTGGAGCTGGTGGCATACATTCCACCAACAACAGCACCTTCCGCAGCTCCACCAGCTGCTCCGGTCAAGACCCTGGAATTAAGTGCAGAACCGATTTTTCGCATCCCCTGGTCTGCTGCTTTTCTCCCAAGATAGGTGGCAGCCAATGCGCCACCTTTAGCAGCTGCTCGGCCTGCCAGGGATGTCAATCCAAACGGTGTGATTAAGGAACCAACTTCGCCAAGTGTGGTGGCCACCGGGTTAAGATCCCGGTGCATTTTAATTTCTTCTTCGGTGAAACCAGCATTCTGGAGAAGCAGATCCGAGGCGCCAAAGGTCAGACCGCGTGCGGCTCCGAGAGTAGCAGCCCAACCTGGTGAATCCTCTACCTTGGCCTTTAGATCCTCATGCTCAACCAATTCGGTTGGCGCGTATCGGTAACCTTCCTGGAGTGCTAGGTGTGCCTCTTCGGCGGGTACGTTATAAAGCTGGCCATCTGGATGCACCAGGACCACTTCCTTACCTTTGATGAAGGAATAGTCTCCGGACGCAATTAGATCCTCGACACGTTCATCGGCTACCGTAACGCCGGCGCCAAGTCTGTAGTCAAAAAGTCTGGCCATTATTTGTTTCTTGGTGTGCCATAGGTTTTTCCAGTGCTAGAAAGTTGCCCTGGAACATTGACTGAACTTCCACCATGAGGTTTAATTTTATTAGTGTATGCTCGATTTATTTTTCTTCTAAAAGGACCAATGGCACGCTTTGCCCCAATTAAAAGATTGATAGTTGAATCATTCATAATGCTTGGCAAAGTTGCCTGGTTCAGCATGATTTCCCGCTCGGCATAGTTTGCTCCAAACCCAGCAAGGTTTTTAAATTCTTTTTCTAGCTCGGCGGTTAATTCCAAAATTTCAGTTCTTGTTTGGCTAAATGCCGCAGGACTTAATTTTTCAACAATGGATCTTTCCAACAATGGTTCCAGGTCATTAATAATTCCCTCGGCGTTTGCCATAATTGAATAATATTCCCACATTTTTTCAGCGGATTTTTTTGATCTTGTATTAAAACCGGCGTACATAACTCTATTCCCATCCTGGTCTGTTAGTTCCAGACTTGGCACATATCTTTCCCTTTCAGAGGCGCCCATTGAGGCTTTTAAAGTATTTTCCGAAACAACGATATCCTTTAAAATTTTTGCTACAGCTAACTGGTTATCGATTTCATTCTGTTTTTGCTTTTCAGTAATTTGATCCTGGATGGATTGAATACTTGCCAGGGCGTTTGTCTTCTGAAGTTGAAACTGGCTTATCGCCATTACCCGCTGGGTTTCATTCTGAAACTGCTGGAGTAATTCCCCGCGCCGGCGGATCAGATCGAGGCGTTGCTGATCTGCAGACTTCATCCGCATTTCTTTAGACTTCAAAAATTTCTGCTGCTCTCGGTCCAGGAAACCCTCAAGCATCTCCATTGCTTCGTTTGGTGTCCCAGTCAACGCCGATCCAGCTGCACCGAGTGCAACGCCTAAAATAGCAAGCCACTTGTTCGCACCCTCTAATGGTGGTTGCTGCTGCTCTGCTGCAACGGCCTGGATACTGGTTTCATATTTATCAATTTCGGTGTCAATCTTGTCGCGCAGCATCAAATAATCCTGCTTGTTATCACCGAAAAAATAGAATCCACCCTCGGTTCCAATTTCTGGAGTCTTCATCTCATTAATGAAATCGGTAGCCTGTTCATATATTGTTTTCTTAACCGGGTTGGTTATGGTCCCGCCAACATCCTGCTGCCATAAACTGACTTGCCTTGCATCCGGATCATCCACCGTTTCGGTTGTTGTGGTTATTGTTTCCTCGGTTCCAGTGGTTCCTTGAGTTACTGCTGCCTCTTCCCCTTTTTGAAGGACTGCATCTTTTGTATCTTGCGTGTCTGCTAATGTTTCAGTTTTTTCAGAATCATCCTCTTTTTGACTAAGGCGCCCCCAATGCAATGCCCCGGCTTGCATCTCCTTTGGAGTTGGGAAATCCGATGCCAATCCAGTTGGTGACATTATTTTCTTTTCCACGGTTGTTGGGCGCCCAAGGCGTTCTGCTCTCATATCCAACAATTCTGCTTCCAAGGGATCGGCATCATCTGCTAAAGGCTCTCCACCGGTTGCAGTTGGTTCAGTAAACAACCGCATCCAGTTGTCTAATTCCGGAATCGATTCTGCGGAAGTGTCTGCCATGGGTGCAGCTGCTTCGCCAGGTACGTTGTAACCTAACCCTCGCAGAGTTCTTGCTGCAGCTTCTTCAGATTCTGCGGCAGTAATTAAATTCTGCCAAAGCTGCGGGTCATCAATATATTTGTTTGGAAATTCTTGATCTACTGCCATCAGCTTTCCTCAAGTTGCCGGAGCCGGTCATGTAAATTGGATTGAGAAGCAAGGATGGCGGCCAATCCATGGCCATAGTCAACCATCTTGCCCTGTGGGGTATCTTTCACAAACGAGGCGCCCATTGGACTTTTTTCTAAATCCTGGGCCATGACTCCAACAAACATTCCAGGGTCTGCACCTGGTGCCTGTGGATCTTTATATTTATATTGGTAGGCGTTTAATGCATCCAGAAATCCTTCCACCTGGGAATCTGCTGCGCGGATCTCACGTTTGGAATTGATGTCTGATGCTGCAATTGTGGCCCATGCACCAAGTGCTGATCCTCCAAGTTTTAATAATGCACCAATTCGGTCCTCATCACGGTCTGCTTTTGCGATTTCTCGTTTGTATTGTGCAGTAATGTAGGCAAGTTCCTTTTGAGTTTCTGCATCAAGTTCAGCAAGATCCCGCTGAAGCTGGAAACCCATGATGGTCAGATCCTGTTCCATCTGTGCCAGGTTGATTTTTGTTTCCAAACCTTCCAATGCCATTTCCCCCTCAAATGCGGCAATGGCCATGGCGTCATCTTGGCGGCGTCCATCCATTGCTAACTGGGCATCCATCTTGGAAATCAGCATATTCTTTTCCAGATTTCCAATCTTGGTGGCAAGATCGAGCTTGCCCTGCTCTACGGCCAGCAATCTTTCTTTTTCCAGATTCGCCAGGACTGCATCATTTTCCATTTCGGCCTGGGTGACTACCAAGGTGAGTGCAGCCTGCTGATCTTTGATTTTTCTGGCCTGGTCCAGGTTGCCTTGATTGATGGCGGTTTGGACATCCTTTTCCATATTTGCCAGTTTAATCTGCGCCTCTCTGGTGCCTTTCATCTTTAAGGCTTCCAACAGGGTTTGCTCGGCTGCAATCTGTTCCTGGGATCTTAGTTGTGCAGCTTGACCAGCAAATTGCTGCTGCACTCCGGCATACATATTTCTGACTTGGCGGACCTTGGCCGGGTCCATTTCTCCGGTGGCGGTGGCCACCAAAGATTTCAGATTATCTTCCATGCCGCGTTTCATCTGCAGCATTGCCGGTGATGGCGCCTGCCCGGAAATTCGATTCATCAACATCTGAATCAGTTGATCTTCCTTTTCTATTACTTTCCGGAGTTCCCCAGCGTTAGATCCTACATCGTTGACGGTGGCGATGGTTGTGGAAACAACATCATCCACGGTCCCGGCAGTGGCTGCCGTGGCATCTGTTACCTCACCAATATCGGTTCCGGTGATATTATCAACCGTATCCATGGTAATGGCCGGTCTGGAAAACTTCGCAATGTCTTCCTCTGTCAGTGTGAATGCTTCCTGTCGGGAAAAGTCACCCAATGCACCTTCCAAGACTGCACGCTTTTGAGCGACAGAAAGGCGGCCAAATGAGTCTGGGAATTTTTCTGATAAAACTGCATTGGCGTCTTCAAATGATGTTGGAATTTTATCAATGATATTGCCATCAGCATCCCGGACCCGCCTTCCGCGTGCGCTGAAAGTTCCATCATTAAAAAGCTGAACAATTTGGTATTTTAAATCTGCAGTTTGCTGTCCAGATTCTGCCCTGACTAATGTCATAACATCTTCAAATCCAGATCGAACATCTTCTTTGTCTACTCCGGAAAGTGCTGCATTGTCCTTGTTTGCATCAAACCAGATATCAAAATTGGTATCCCCTTTTAAAGCATCCTGGACCGGACTTGATTGGATGTATTCTTTTGCTTTCCTAATTCTTATTGATTTATTTGCTGCATCCAGCGCCGCCTGGCTGCTGTGCATATTCCCATCAAGGTCTGGTCCGTACTGTGGTGGTGGTGGTGGCGGCGGTTGGTTGTCGTTGTCGTTGTCGCCGCCACTAGATAAAGGTCTGCCAGTAACATAGTCATAACCTTGTACTGCGGCGTCATAAGCTTTCTCTGAAGCACTACGGTCATCAACTCCTTCTTCAGTTGTAGCGTCATAGTCATCATCTAAAGCAGGATCTGCATAACTTCGAATTGGCCCGCCCCCTGGTCCCATGCCTTGCGTCCCAGGCATTGGTTCTGCAGATCCACCCAGTGCTTTCAGCAGATCGGCTTCCCCCTGGTTAATGGCTGCAAGACCCTCGTTTCTGGATCTGAGAATGGCAGCAAGGCGCTGCAAATCTTCTTCTGACATTGAATTCCCAAATTGCTCGTAGGCCATAATTAAACCGTCTTATAGGATGGAAGTTTGACTGCAGTATTTTTCAATCCAATCTCAAGCATCAGATTTGAAATCGAGTACGCTTGACCTGGATCAGTGTTCACCGTGTCCGAAAATTCAAACCGGATGCTGTCGCATTTTTGGGGACCATTTAGATGAAAACGAAACTGGTAGACGCCATCGGCATGACCGTCTGTTCCAGCTCCATACATCTCTGATCCATATGGATTTTCATCTCCATATTCATTGACGCCCAGATCATCAATAAAATTAAATGAATGTTCTTCGTTATAATACTGCCGAAAGTTGTATGCGACTCGACTTTGAAGAGTGTGATTTGATTTAAAATCACCGAGGACCACTGCACGCCGGACTCGCTGGAACCCCTGGATCGATGCCGGTTTGATCCATGCTGTTACAATTTTCATCTGAATGGCTGCACCCACATCATCAAAATTTGATGACTGCTGATAACATAATCCGCCGCTTGTTCTGAGATATACATAGGAACCATCCTCTAACCAGGTGACCGCACCATTAGCCTGGTGATTGGTGAATGTTGACCACTTGTTCACAAAATAGTCATAGACCAGTGCCACTCCATCAGATGCAGTGAATCGCACCTGGTTTTCATCCTGGATTAAAATTGCCGATGTGATTGTAAGTGAATTGTATTCCTCAACCGGTGCGCCGATGTAATGCGTGGAAAGACCTCGGTCCAGCAAATAGATCCCTTTGTTTGACATAAACATCAGACCATTCGGCATCTGAACAATGGACCTGGTATTACTGCATCCCACATCTGAGGTGACCAGCTGCGGATCTGAAAAGTTATTCTGCTGGCCGGTTGCATTTGGACCGGAACCAGTAAGGTAAAAAATACGGTCATCCTCAAAAATGATCAGCTTTTCATCCATCTCGGCCAAGGCGGTGATGGACTGTGCTTTGTTAAAAGTGATATATAAAGAATCTGAAAACTCCACCGGGTTGCCTTTGGTCCGTTTCTGGGAATAAAAAAGAACCTTTGGATTTTCACTGCTGACGGCAAACATCCGATTTGCAAATGATCCAATCACACTGGTAGCCGGCGGCGTAACGTGTTCCAAAACTCCGCCAGTGGTGTATAAAATTTCCTGGGCAAGCAAATTGGTGTCATTTATAGTTCCCGGATCAATAAAGCTGACGGTATCTGCAGATGTGGAATTTGCGACAGAACCAACTTTGTAGAAATTTGTTCCATTTCCTACTGTACGAAAAACTTCACAAATAACATTGGAATGTGAGGTCAAGCGCAGTGTTGGAATCGTTAAATCTGCAGTAAGGTTTGACCCGGTTGGTGAAGCTGTCACCGCAACTGATGGGGCGCTGCGATAAATTTGCCCTTGGGCGTCAGTATGGACATAGCAGACTCTAAATTGATATGCTTGCCCGCTTGTCAAAGATCCCCCGGAAGAAACTGCAACGGAAACATTTTCCGGGAACAAATGGAATCCATGTTCTGCGATTTGATGACCATCATAATTGGAAACGAATCCACCGCCAGAAAGCAGATTTAGCCCAAGTTCTTCTGTGTCAAAATTTGATGTCGTTGTGAAGTCGAGTTCTGACTTTGAAATGCCTTTGAGGGAATAAAGATCGTTATCCCTGGAAACCAATCTGGTTTTGACCTGGACCGGAATTTCATAGACTCCAGTATTGACTGAAACAATACTTGCCAGGGTTGGATCAGTTTGAATACCCCCTGCTGTTCCTGCTGACATTTTTGCAACAATTAACCCGGTGCTGTCGAGCAGGAAATAGGTGCTTTGCAGGGAAGACTCATGACAAACCGCAAAGTAAACTTTTGAGTTATAAAGAAATGCTTTTGATGCCAAACCAACTGATCTTTTTAAAACCGCCGGCGTGTCCATGCTGCTGCTGCTGGCATGGTAGGTGATGGTTCCTTTTTTAATAAATCGATTGTATGTCTGACCAGCATTGTGTTCATAGATGACTTCAATGTTGTTGCTGGAATTCAGCGACATGGTAACGTGCTTGATGGCAGTACTGGTGGCCTCTGCCGTCAAGGTTTGGACTTCTGCAAGACCCTGGTCTAAGCGTGTAATTTTTAACCCGGTCCCGCTGGTCGATTTTCCATATGCCACATAATAATGACCATCGTTTTGATCATCATGTAGTATCCCCAAACAATCTTCTGCCAGGGCATTGATTTGAATGGGTGCAACATAACCATTTAGGATGGAACCCACTTCACCATCTGCAGTGATAAACATCACTTTAATTTTGCTGCTGCTATCCGCATACGCGCAGATAACTGCTGTTCCAAAATTAGTGACAGTAATCTGATGCCCAGATGTCGTTGCGTCAGAAGTTAAAGTTGTTTCTGAAGAAAATGTTGTGGGATCAGATACTGAAATTTGACGCAGCTTAACCGAGTCGGTTCCTGTGGTGTCAATATAAAGAACGCCAACGCGACCATCTAATTCCACACACCGAGGTAATATTCCAGTGGCATTAATAAGAGTATTGTTTTGAATTAGTGCGCCGGTTGATGAGTCTCTAACACTGGCCCGTATTCCGCCCTGCGTGTCTTCCCAGGCAGTTAAAATCTGACCGTTCCCAAATGAAATGTCTGGGCTGCTTTGTTCAAAATCATTTCTGATAATGTCATCACTTGTCACCGTCACTGATTGAGTTGATCCTTTATTCACCCATTGCCGAAAACCAGATGCATAGGAAAATAAAGTTGACCCAGAAAATAGCAGCAATTCTTTTTGGAATGTTGCAAGGGCATCACCTTCAGATATAGCAGATGTTTGTCCTGCAACTTCTCTTCTTAGTGAAGAATATCCGTTTCTTTTTGTAATGGTGCTGCCGGTCCTAAAAACTCCATTTTCCAATCCAGTCAGTTCAGACTGCAGAACCATTTTCTGATCTGTTTTGGTGTTTAGTGATCCGGATAAATCAACCGGGACCAGGACTTTTTCCAGTGCCATTATTTCTTTGCAACATTTAACTCTGGTTTTTCATTTTCTTTTTGTTGTGCAGTTAAAATTTCTTTTGCACCTAAAAGAAAATTATATCGATCTCTTATTTGAGGAACTAAATCCAGTTGTTTTTTACACAAGTCTATTTCTTTATCAACATCTTCCAATTTCATTTTTCTGCTTTTAATGCTTTCAGTTCATCTGTAGTTTTACAAGAATCAACTTGTTTCGTTATATCTCGTAACCTTTGCTTTTCTGCTACGATTACAGTTGTGTCAGATCCAGATTCTTGTGCTTGCATAAATTTAATATCTTCTGCTTCTAGTAAAGGTTTTCGTTCATACCTTAGACGTTCCTTAGTAATGTCTTTTGCTTTATCTAAATTGATTGTAATCATGCACCAACTCCGTCATTATCTGCATCAAAATCGTATTCCCATGCTGAATGAAATGAAATATCTGGCAAATCAGATTGATTAAGAATTTTATATTTTACACCAGTTGGCACATCTTTTTCCGCAACTTTATTAATATCTAAAGCAGGGTTAGGCATGCATAAACTTATTGTTCCGTTTTCGGGAAATATTATTACTTTATCAGACATTTTTTCCTATGCAAAAAAAGCAGCGTTTAATACAGACATTGATTCAGAACCAGTGTTTGCGTAAAGATTACCAAACTGACATGCTGATGCTGTTTTGGTCATTTGGTGGCCCTGAACTAATACAGACATATTTAAAGATCCACCATTCCAAAGTCTACCACCAGTAGTTAAACATACATAATTTGCCGTTGGTAAATCAGTTTCAAAATTTACTTGATACTGTCTACCTTCAGAACTAGCGAGTGTAATTGAAGAAACATTTAAATAATTAAAAGCATCTATTGTGCTATAATCAGATGCAGAATACCTAATTGTAACTCCTGCCCTACACCTAAAATTCTGACCTACTGTTTTAGATCGTGCGTCTGCACTTGATTCAACTAATCCACTCATATTAACTCCAATCTTGGTCTATGTAGCTCACATAAATATCCACGTTTCCTGCTGACGAATAGGCCTCCAGTTTGTCTGTGCCAGTTAAAACAATTTTGTCATTCCATACAAAAGATCCATACGCAGGAAGTGGAGTTCCATTGTTCATAAGAACTACTTGATTTGAACCTGCTGCTGAAATATCGACTCGTAAACCGATGCCTTCTGCATTACCAGCTTCCTCAGCCCAAGTTATACTTAAAACTGTATAAATATGGTTTGCTACTCCTGTTATTACACTTGTCCACGCATTTGAATTGCCATGCACTGATGCACGTTTTAAAACCTCTGTTCCTGATCCAGTTGGTATAGCCATATTAATATCCTAGTGCTAAAGATTGATGAGTAGAGCTTTGTAAAAAAGCCCCCTTTTGTTTTATTTTACCCGTTGTTGATGTTTCTAAGTCTCCTGCTGTGTTTATTTTTATATCCCCATCTTTTGTAAATCTCACTCTCTCGTCAGATGTACTTACAGCAGTTGCACTACCAGCTGCTTGGTTAAGAGCAAAAACTAAATCTCCAGTATGGTGAGCGCCATCTGATGTTTCCTGAAAGTATATTGCTGCTTTTTGTCGATTAGCTGTAGGGTTTGAGGCAAACCCGATACCAGTGTATCCAAGAGCGCCAGCCGTTGAGCGAAGATTTAATGCGCTTACAGTATTACCACCAACAACATCTAAAGAAGTAAAACTAACTCCATCAATTGTTCCCCCATTAATGTCTACCGTGGTGACAGTTCCCAGATCGGCGCAAGTTTGACCAGCTGCGGTCCAAGCCCCATCAATTGTTCCCTGCCAGGTTCCCCCATTAATGTCTGCACTTGTAATCGTGGCAGTCGTTACCGTACCTAGATCCGCAATTGTGGTACTTGCAAATGTGGAATTTTTGCCAATAACAATCTGTTCACTAGAATTTGTAGTGACAAATTTTATGTAAGAGTTCCCGGCCTCAGTAATGTCCAAGGCACTCGCTAAATTATCTGTAAGGCTTATTTTATTAGTTCCAGTGTTTGCATTAAAATTTATATCCAACCCATTGGCTGCATCGGCGCAGCTGATTGAATCGCAATCGATGTCACCCACGTTAACAATTGTGCCGTCTGTGATATCAAGATTTCCGGCAATCGTTGTGGTGGATGTTGCGCCTGCTCCAATCGTAGCATCTACAATTCCATCAGCAGCTGTCCCGGTTAAGATAAAACCAGGTGTGACGGTTCCATCATACTCGGCAACCGAGATGCTGATTTTCCCTTCTTCTCCGCCGCTTGTGGGATCACTAATCTCGGCCAGAATTGTGGAATAAATCTGGTTATTGTTTGCAGCATCATTTGCATAGAAATTTATAGTCCCGGCATCATCCCCAGCAACTCCCGCATTTGATCCACCGCGTAAATTTTTAAGGTTTATTGTTGCCGAGGTTGCATCATTGGCATTGTTTGCCAGGGTAAAGATCGGTTTTGATGCAGTTGTGGATGTGACTGAGATATCTGAAAGAGTTGACGCCGAGGTCACCAGGGTTCCGGTTTCATCTGGCACCGTCAGAATTGCACTACTTCCTGTCCCAGTAAATTTTAACTGAACAAAATAATTTGAATTGGAAAAGTTGTATAAACTAGTATCTGAAAACGCCATCTTCGCCACACTTTTTGGCGAGGCGCTTTTATCATGGATAAAACTGAAAGACTTTTGTCCGGCGGTATCATTATATTGAACCTGGGCTTGTGTCCCACCCATGCCATCAATACTTCCAACTCCAGAACCAACTGCAGTTCCAGATGTGATCTGCACGGCGGTTCCACTGGCATTTCTCCAGTAAATATCTCCGCCATCTTCATAAAAGCAACGCCGATCTGCTGATGATGTGGCCGAGGCACTAGAATCAAATGCTACAGTTCGCAGCTCGGTTGCATCGTTTGCATTGAATTCCAGATCGGCATTAATGTTGATGCCGGCTGGAGAAATCTGCACCCCCTTTCCCGATGAGTGGTCATGGGTGTCAATGGCTGACCAGTTTGCTTCTGTATTGGTTGCCCAATCTGGTCCAGATGTTACACCTACGCTCGATTGCGTGAGGTTCATATTTGTGGTTGCCATTAGACTCCTTAAAAAAAATAAATGTCTGCTGTAGCCGTGGCCGATGCTTTTAAAATTATAGTCCGGTCAGGCGTATCATTAGTGCTGCTGCTTTCAAAAATAACTGAATTGCTTTTCAACCTAGTGATTATGAAACCCTCGTATTGTCTTCCAAGTTTGTGGTCAATCACCGTGTCAGAGGTTTCAATGGATAAATCTGTTTGCAGCAATCCATCAGAAATCGGCAGCTCCAGCAGTGGGTTCAGAGTAGTTCTGATGTGTGTCTGCAGCCGCGTTACTTCTTCATTTGGTGACCAGATCTGGGTGAAGTTTACCCGGCTCATTTAGCTTTTCAGTGTGTATGCTACTGAACCAGTTGCACCAGATCCCGCACTACTATGATCAAAAAAGAATCTTACATACCTAGCAGCCACCTCATGATGTAGCCAGTTTGTTTCCCCGCCGTTTATTGCTGCGGTGGCAGTCCCAGATCCACTGACCCAGTTGGTATCATCATCTGAAAACTGTATGTGAATATTCCCAACCGTTGTGCCGGTGGCAGTGTTAACCACGGTCATGGAAACGTGGGTGAATTGTGCTGCATCGATGGTGGCCCCGGTCAGGTCACCACTAAAAGCGCCACCACTTATATAGTTAGTGACATTCCTATATTGAACTGGGTTCATAATTCCTCGGCATTATAGGTAATTTAAATAATCGAAACCGGTGTAGTAGCTGGAGACATCTGTCACCGTGACCGGTTCCCCCAAATCTCTCATTTCTGCAACTGCCGTGATCCTGGCAGTCAATCCTTCTTTTTCCATCGCCAATGCAGCAATATCGGATTCCTCTTTTATGAGTGCATCCATTGCGGCACATACAATGACAAAGCTGTCCCAATGAGAATAAAAATCCAGCCTCGTTTCAACTGATCCGTAAACCGTTGGATCGGAAAGTCCGCTGCTGTCTAAATCGGTAGTGATGGTGGCATTTCCTACGGCAGTGATGGTCTGATCACAATTGTAATCATCTGCCAAAAATCCTAATCCGGTGACTGTATCGTTGACAACAAACCCATGTCTGGCGCCAACGGTCCACATGGTGCTGGTGCCTCGCGTGATTGCTGTCGGCGTCTTTTCCCGGAAAGTTTTTGGTGAAGGAACATACCAGACTGTGAGGGTGTCGTTTGTGGAAGGTTTCGGTGTCAAATGCAAAGATGATCCTTGTATGTGATACCGCATCCTTCTCGCAACCGAGTATCGGCTGCCTCGATTCCTCTGATTGAAATTGTATCGGCTGAGAGGGATGGAATCAGAACCTGAGTTCAGATCCACCCCCCGCATTTTGTAAAAATCCGATGGAAGACTGTAGCTCTTCGTTCCAGAAATAAGCTGCACGGTTGAGTCACTTAGGTAGTAATCTTCGGAATTGGCTGCTGTTACAATCAGATCATACAATTCCGCGTACCCCCTATTGATGTACCGCACCCATTCAGTGGCATTTACAAAGTTGCTGTTTTCCATATCAGCTCTTTGCTTGGCCAAAGTCCGGATGGTTGAAAGTGCTACAAATGAGGTCATATCAATAGCTCATATAGATTCCATGGATGGCTTCCAGGATGCCTTGTGTGTCACCGTCATTGACGGCAGACATAAGTTCCTCGGCCATGCCATGTTGTTCATCTGAGTATTCCATTACTTCTTCTTCCATTTCTTCTTCACCAAATTCCATTTCTTCTTCCTCCGCCATGCCGCCTGGGCGTTTGCCCTGCATGATCATGACGGCGGTTTCCTTGGGTCCATACATATCTGCTCCTATGTAGTCAGAGATGTGTTCCTCAAGAAAAGAACAAAATGAACGTGATTGTGCGCGTGCGCTGCAATATCCGTGGCCGCCGGAGCAGCTGTCGTGGATGTTGTCAGTGCAGTGAACACAATCGTTTTGGCAGTTGTGACATCATGGGCGCCGGTTATCTGCATAAACGTAGCAGCTGCGGTGTTTAATGCCGCAGTTGCCTGGGCGGAAATAAGACCTGGATATCCCTCGTCTAGTGTGACGGTGTACTGTCCAGTTCCTGTCCGCGCTACAGTAAACCCGGTGCCTGCATTTGCGTCATTGTCAATCGCGCCGGAACCATTCGGTTTGAAGGTTCCAGCAATGATTTTTAATTCCGGCTGCAGTGCTTGCACTCCATAAAAGATAGAATTGGCCATGATTACCTCCTATTAAGATGGAAGTGTGATCACGCAATTAAATCCTGGAGCTTCGCACGCAAGGTTTGCATATGAATGAACTCTGCATTCAACTCCGTCATCCGCAGACTGACGCAATACGCGCAGCCCATCGAGTTCAGTAAGCTGAACCACTGGTCCAATAGACATCAAAGACCACCGTCCAAGTTCCAGTAAATATGCCGTACCTTCGGGGCATGATTTATCCGGTACTATTTTGACGATTCCATGCGGAGCATAGAAATCCAGAGAACGATATCCGGAAACGGAATCACTCTGTTTGACCTCACGCTGAACCTGGGCGTTCAATGTCTTTTCAATTTTGACGAAATCTGCAAATGAGCAGAACAGGTGCGAGGGTTTTCCCCCTTCCCTAGCAGTGATTGCAGCAGCTTCAATGAGTGATTCAACGATTGTCATCGAGGAACCATCAATCCGCTGGCCGGCCAAACGTGTGGCATCAGTGCTTCTGTCCTGACCGAAAAAGCTATCGCCTCCGGTTGGTGCAGTTGTTGGAATCCATCCACCCATTCCAGTAATTGCTGCATCATAATTACCCTGAACATAGATGTAATCATTTTGAGCAATTGCGCCAATTCCAGCACTCAAGTTGCCGGTCATGGTGACCTGGTTGGATGTGGCCGTGCGGTTCACCGCAGCGACTTCCAAGGTTCCAGATCGAACCGATCCGCCGGACTTGGTTGCAGATACTTGCAGCTTCATTCCAACTTCAAAGTTCACAACATCAGTATCTTGGACCAGATCCAAAGTTGTGACGCCAAAACTGGAGTTATTCACCTGACCAATGGCACCAGATCCATCCCGGAAAAGGGCTGTGGAAATGGAATCACCGAGTGACCGGAGAACGCCATCAATTTCTGTAGTCATTGCATTCAAAAATGAATATCGATCACCTTCTGATGCAGCGACAGCTTCACCCGCAATGGTGGCAACTCCATAACCAGTTTTTCTGGTCATGAGGAATTCCCCAATCTTGGATGCAGTTGCGTTTGATTGTGCAGTGGAAAACACTGCGGAGATGCCCTGCGGGCGATTGTAATAAACTGGGATTGGTGCATTTTTCCCTCTAAACTTCTCATCCTTCGGAACTAATTCCATAAAAGGATGCGAGTCATATACTACACGCGCCACTTCATCCGGGCGGTAGTATTGTTTGAGGGCATTGCTCCAAGCAGCCAGCGTGGTAGCAGTTGCCATACTAGAATCTTTCTGACCCTATCCATGGGTCAAGGACTTGTTAAGACCCCCCGCTGCTCTCGTAAATGGCCAGTGCTTCTTCCAGGCGTTCCCGCTTGGTTTGTGGCGCTCGCGGTTTAGAGGGCGATGAGGCCGATACTTTGTTTCTTAAAGTTCTCGGTCTTGTCCTTTGAGATTCCGATGGCGTGTCCTTAGATGGGCCATCATCGGTCTGGCCCAGCAGCTTTTTCATCTTGGCAGAAGATGCCAAAACTTTGGTTTGCTGCTCGTAGAAATCCTCTATGTCTGTGAGGATCTCATGCTCCGGCTTAACCGTGCCGGACTCGGTGGCCACAATCTTTTGCATTTCTAAAATTGTAGGCCATGCATTGTCCCACTGTGCGCGGGTCAATTCATATCTTTCGTCAGTCTCTACGATGTTTTTTAATTTTGCAACATAATCATCAACTTGTTTCTGTTTTTCCATTCCTTCCAGCTTCGCCAGGCGCTGATCAAGGTCAGCCTGCTGCTTGTTTTGTACTGCCGGCTTGCCGTCTGAAAGCACTTGTTTTGTGGCATCCTGGTAATTCCAGCCCACTTTATTGACAGCTGTCATCATATCCCCGGAGTCTGCAGCTGCTTTGGCTTCCTGGTATGGTTTTAATTCTTCTTTCAGCTTTTGGAGTTCTGCACGTTCTTTCTGAAGTCGGCGTTCCTTTTGAGCCACTTTTGAAAACGCTCTGCTGATTCTGGGCTGCTCCTCGGCCACTGGTTCTTCAACGGTTTCATCTTCATTATTCTCAGCAGTAATTTCAGTTTCTGGAGCTTCATCCACTGGTGCAGCTTCTTCAACATCTGCAGTGTCTTCAACTTCAGCAGTTTCAATAGTGCGGCCTTTTGATTCCAGCCATTCATTAACGCCGGCCTGGTCTTCTGGCGGCAATGTTTCTAAATCTTCGGTCATATTGGCAATCCTTCTTGCTGCGGCATTGCCGCGTCAATTGTTTCTGTCATTGGTGTTTCCATGCCTGCTGGCATTTCGGCACCTTCCAATCCTAATTCTTCCGCCATTCCTTGAGCAGCTGCTGCTGCTTCTTCACCAGGTGCTTCTGGGGCGGCTTCCTGGCCTTGCTGCATCAAGGCATCACATTCATCAATAAACTGCAGCATCATGTTCAACTTATCTAATTCCAGCCCATCCTGCTCGGCTTCCAGATAGGCTATGGTCAT